GGTTAAGCGACCTAGAGCAAAAAATCGCATTTCGTTTTTTTGACAACCTTTACACATGAACATCGAAACCATCGCGGTCGCCGAGCTCTCGCTCGACCCGAGCAACGTGCGCAAGCACTCGCGCCGCAACCTCGACGCGATCAAAGCGAGCCTGCGCAAGTTTGGGCAGCAAAAGCCAATCGTCGTTGATACAAAGGGTATAGTCTTGGCCGGAAACGGAACGCTCACGGCGGCGCAGGAACTCGGCTGGACTAACATTCAGATCGTGCGCACCGAGCTTGCTGGGGTCGCGGCCACGGCGTTTGCGATTGCGGACAATCGCACGGCGGAGCTGGCGGAGTGGGATGAAGACGGACTAACGAAGGTGCTTGAATCGCTGAAGGTCGAGGACGCGGATTTACTCGCGGTGACCGGATACGACGCGTCCGAGGTGGATAAGATGATCGGGACTGAAGTGATCGAGGATGAGGTGCCGAAACCGCCAGCCGAGCCGATCACGAAGGCGGGCGACTTGTGGATTTTGGGCGAGCATCGAGTGATGTGCGGGGACTCGACTAAGCCGGAGGACGTGGCACGGGTGATGAATGGAGAGCGGACGGGTGCGGTCGTCACCGATCCTCCGTATGGAATGTCATTCCAAAGCAATCACCGCAAAGACCAGCACGCTGAGATTGCGGGCGATAGCGACGAAACCCTGCTGGTTCACGCCATTGAATTGGACGCTACTCACTCGAAATACATCTGGTGTCGTTGGGATAATATCCCAAAGGCTCCGAAGCCTAAAAGTGTCGTTACATGGGGAAAGAATAACTGGTCGATGGGCGACCTCGGGCACGAGCACGCGAGGCAAACCGAAGTCTGCTTGTTCTATGCTGGACCGGATCACGCATGGCCTTCTGCGCGACCGACAGACCTCGTTATCCATGCCCGAACAGGAAACGACCTGCATCCTACGCAAAAACCTGTCTTGCTGCTCGCCGAGGTGATCGGCTGGACGAGTGGGCTCATCTATGACCCGTTCCTCGGCTCAGGCACCACGCTGATTGCCGCCGAGCAACTAGGTCGCAAATGCTACGGTATGGAAATCAGCCCAGCATACTGCGACGTGATCGTGAATCGATGGGAGAAACTGACCGGCAAAAAGGCCGTGCTTGATAATCCGACGACATGACCGAGCCAGAGCAAACCCCGAGCGAAATCCTCGCGCGCCGCAACGTCGCGAACATAGCGACGAAGTTGAAGGCTGGCAAGACGCTGACGACCTCCGAGCGCAAAGCCCTAAACGATTTCCAGACCGGCCAGCTCGACGGCTGGGCGAAAGATACATCCGCGCTCGCCCGCGAACTCGGTCTCTCGCGACAAGCCATCTACGACGCGCGCAACCGATTCCCTGACGCGCCAAAGAAACACGAGGACGGCAAGCGCGAGAACCTCGCAGCGTGGCAGCAGTTTTGCGCCGAGAATGTGATCGGTAAGGACGTCGCGACGAAGAATCTCGCCGAACTCAAAGCCGAACTGATGCGTGAGCAAATCCGCCTAGCCCGCAGCAAAAACGAGCGCGAGTCCGGCGACGTCATCGACCGCGAAGTGGTCGAGACGATGCTAGTGACGCTCGGCCAAAAGCTCGCCCTGCTCCTACGCCTCAAGCTCGAAGTCGAGCTCGGGCCGCGAGGCGTCGGAATGAACGCGGCGGAACTGAACGTCGAGGGCGGCGTGATCCTGCAGGAGATTCGTGAGGTCATCAACGCGAACATCGCGACGTTCGAGGGCGAGGCGTTGGATCGGTCGCGGGAGGGGGAAAAGATTGTTTGAAATAAGTGTTGCAATTAATCAAACACACGCCATGATCTCTGGTATGAACTCAACCAAAGCCAAGAAATTCTGGGAATACAGCCGCAAGGAGGTCGCATGACCGCTATGATTACCAAGCACCGCATCTATCGTGGCCGCCTCATAACCTCGTTCGCTCTGCGCCAGCTCGGAGACCCCGAGTGCACCGGCACGAGCTACTCAGTTTACATCGACGAGACGCACTTGAGAAGCGGCGAGATGGCGCTGTCTGCGCAGGAGAACTTGCGCACGCTCTCCGACGCAAAGGCTTTTGTCGATTCACTCCCATGACCGCCGGTGGCAAACGCAAGGGAGCCGGCCGCAAGCCGCTCCCGCCTGACCAGCGCGCCGTCGGCATTACAATGCGCGTGCGGCCAATCGCAGCCGCGAACTTTCGCGCATGGTGCAAGGCGCGCGGCTTGAGCCAGAGCAAGGCGTTTTCCGCTTGGGCGCTTCATCTGATTCCTTGATCCATGAATACAACACCGAAAAAACAGACCAAACGAAAAGCAGGGGACCTCGTGCACTTTAATGCAATCGCCGATCGAGGCGGGGAATTTATTGCAATAATCGAGCGCGACAATTCAGGTCTGCAACTTTTGGAGTTTTATCGTTTGAGTCGCCGAGACTCAAAAGGCGTTTGCATTGCTCGCGGAGGCAGTCTTGTTGGGCTTTGGGATTGTCGCGTCTTTGGAGGCAGAATGGACGGCGCGATGTGTGAATTTGCTATTTACGAGCCAGCGTCTGACCTGTGACCGAATCCGACGCGCTACTCGCCAAGCTGCGCCTCCCGCAGCCCGACCGCTCGCCGATCTACGAGTGGGCACGGAAACACATCATTCTGCCCGAGAGCTACGCGACGCCGGGTCCCTTCAACGTGCAAATCTCGCCGTGGCTCATCCCGATCTTCGACGCGCTTCAAAATCCGCTCGTGCGCCGCGTTCACTTCCGCAAGGCGGTGCAGATCGGCGGAACCCTCGTAGCGGACATTTGGGTTCCGTGGCTCATCGCGAACGACGCGGGACCAATCTCGTGGACTATGCAGACGGACGAGATGATCGACCGGCACGCGAAGTCGCGGCTCAACCCGATCTTCGAATCCTGCAAGCCCGTGGCCGCGATGCTCCCGCGCGTCGGGCCGAACCGGACGACGACCGAGATTTATTTCGGCGGATTCTTTTTCCTGCTCAATCCGGCGAACCTTTCCTCGCAGCAGTCGCAGTCCATCCGCTACAAGATCAACGACGAAATCTGGCTTCCGAAGTGGCAAGAGGTTTACGGTCACGCCGTCGCCCGCGTCAGTCGCTTCGAAGAAGTCGGGCGCTCTAAAATTTACAACACGTCGCAAGCGCCCATAATGGACCTCGAAACCGGCAACGTGGAGGACACCTCCTGCCGCCAAGGCAACCAACAGGAGTGGAGCACGGAGTGCCCAGCGTGCCGCAAGGTTCACCCAATTGCATTCGCGCTAGAAAAGAACGAGGAGACGGGACTGCGCGGTGGCGTGGTATGGGATGCCGCAGCGAAGCGCGATGACGAGACGTGGGACGTGGCGCGGGCGGTCTCCTCGTGCCGCTTCCGTTGTCCGCACTGCGGCCACGAGTCGCCCGACACCGACACGACGCGCAACGCGTGGAAGCGGGCGGGGCGCTTTGTGGCGATGAACCCAGCGGCGCCGGAGGAGATTCAAAGCTTCCGTGTGGAGGCCGTCGTGAGCCGGCCGATGCGGCTTCTTGTCGAGGAGTTCTGCGCGGCGGACAATCACTTCGTGCGGCAGGGCGATGACATGATGAAGATCGAGTTCAGAACGAAGCGCGAGGCGCGCCCGTGGGTCGTGGAAAAGAAGGTCGTGAACCTTTTTGTCACGAAGTCGGATTACACCGTCGCGCAGTTCTCGAACGGCGAGGGCATCGACGGCGAGGTCATTCGGTTCATGGCAATCGACCGGCAGCAAGATCATTGGTGGGTGGAGATCGGTGCCTTCAGCTCGGCGACGGGGCCGACTTACAAGCAGCTTTACTTCGGCCGCATCGAGACCCGCGACCAGCTCCGGCAAATGCAGCACCGCTACAAGGTGCAAGACGGCTGCGTGGCGCAGGACAGAGGCTACCGGCCCGCCGACGTTGACCGCGACTGCGCGGACTTCGGCTGGCGCGGGATGCGTGGGCACGCTCGGAAGACGTGGACGATGCGCGACGACGCCAGTGACAAGCTCATCAACTTTCCTTTCAGCGAGCCGCGCGTGAGCGACTATCGAGGCGGGGATGTGTATTACTATGACTGGAGCGGCGACTACTTCAAAGACCTGCTCGCGAATGCGCTGGAGGCCAAAGGCGATCTCAAGTGGCTCCTTCCGGCAGACGTCAATCCGCTCTACCTTGAACACCTGCGGGGCGAGTCGAAGGTTGAGATTCGCACCGGCGTTTGGGAATGGCGCGAAGTCAAAAGCAACGCGCCGAACCACGGCTTGGACACCTCGGCGATGATGCTGTGCATGGCGACGATCGCGAACGTAGTGCGCTACACGCCACCGACCTAACGATCCGAGTTTGACGTTTCGGGCACAAGTATGCTCGACAACCCATTTCTCGGACTGGACACCGCGACGCTGTCGGCGCTCAAAACCAAGACGATCGACGCGATTCAGGCCGTGCTGCTCAACCAGAGCTACACCGTAAACGGGAAGAGTGTGAGCCGCGCGGACCTGGACGCGCTGAACAACATGCTCGGGAACCTTCAGGACGCATTGACGAACGCGGCGGGAGACTCCACGGATATCACCTTCATCAGCTCCACGGGCAACTAAGATAAACATGGACACCGACCTTTTCGACGCGTCAAAACTGATCACTCAAAAGCCGTGGATCGATCGCGCGCTGGAAAACATCGCGCCGACGTGGGCGCTGAAGCGGCTAGAGGCTCGCGTTGCGAAGTCACTTTTTGAATACAACGCGGCGCGAACCAATCGCTTGTATGCTCCGAAGCAATACGCGCAGCCAGCGGAGAGTTCGCAGAACCAGCGGGACCGCGTGGTCATGATGTACGAGGCGCAGGACTTGGTGCAGAATTTCCCTGAGGCTCGCGAAATCTCGCGCAAGTTCGGGACGTATTTGACGCCGAACGAGTACTCGCCGACGACGGGAGATCGCGACTACAACCAGCAGGTCAGCGAGTATTTCCACGCGTGGTGCAAGACGTGCGACGTCACGAACCGGCACAGCTTCAAGAAGCTCGTGCAGCTCGCCGCCGAGGAAAGGCCAGTGGATGGAGACTGTGGCTTCGTCATCCGTCGCAGTGGCGAAGGGCTGAAGCTGCAACTAGTTCCAGCGACGCGCATCGGCAATCCAAATGAGTCGGCGGTTGCGTCGAACAATTACTTTCAAGGCATCGTCACGAATGATTTCGGACAACCGGTTGCATATCGGATTTACCGCGTGACGCGTGACGGCGTTTACTTCGGCGCGGAGGACATTCCGGCGAATCAGTTTTGTCATTACATGGATCCGTTTCGAGTGGATCAATACCGAGGAATCACAGATTTCCACGCCGCAATTCAGACCGCGCGAATGCTCCATGACATTCTGCAAGCCGAGAAGGCGGGCGTGCGCTTCTCGTCGCAGCAGGCGGCTCTCATCTTCAACGACCGAGGCGTCGCGAATCCGCGAAACCTGTTCCAGCCGAATCCCGCGCTCTCACTCCCGAACGGACAGCAGCAGAAGAACGAGCTGACTGAAGTCGGAATGATTCGCTATTTTCAGAACTCCGACCGCGTCGAGGTCATGCCGTCGCGTCCGTCGCAGGCGTTCACGGGATTCGTGCAGCATTTAATGAAGGAGATAGCCATAGGGGTCGGGGTCCCTGAGGCAGTTCTTTTCACCACTCAGGACTACAAAGGCCCAAGCGTTCGCGCTGAGTTCGCCGCAGCCGACCGCGTGTTCACTCGTCAACAAGGCGTGCTCACCGACAAGGTCCTCGACCCGATCAAGAACGCCGTAATTCTCGACGCCATCGCGCGCGGAGAAATCCCGCCGCCTCCGCTTCTGGCGGGCGAGACGATGGTGCAGGCCCTCCGCCGCGCTACCGCGGGCGAATGGCGTTTCCCGGCCAAGCTCTCGATCGACGTGGGCCGCGAGTCTGCGGCGAACATGAATGAAAACCGGCAGGGCGCGAAGTCGCTGCAAGAAATCGCAGCAGAAGAAGGCACAGACGCCTTCACGCGGCTGGAGCAAATCGCAATCGAGGCCGCCTACGTCAAGCAGCTCGCCGAGAAATACAGCGTTCCAGAGACCGCGATCCGGCTCACGACGAACTCGCTCCCGAGCACGCCAGCAGCCGCGGCAGCCGCGGGCGACGCGGTGGGAGTCAGCGCGGCAGAGGCGCAGGCGGCAAGCGTCACGGCTTCCACGACGGGCGGCGAATCAACCGACGTGGCCGCTATCGCAGGCGTCGAGTCTTTCCCGGATGTATCACCCGAACTCGCACCGCTCAACGGCGCGCAGATCGCGGCGGTGCTCTCGATCCTCGATAATTTACGCGCGGGCGATCTCACGTCGGAAGCGGCCGAGACGCTCATGGTCTCCGCTGGTATGGCGAAAGAATCGGCGAGCAGGGTCGCGAAATCCGTTGCGGCGCTACCGAAGCAGCCGTCGAAGGTATCAGCTTCCGCGATGCACGACCGCATTCAGCTTGCTCGCGCTGGCGTGCACGAGGACGGCAACCTCATAACGGTCAACTTCGCGGATGGCTCCTACATCCCGACCGACGCAATGGTGGCCAACGCGAAACGTGCGCTCGCCGCCCGCGAAAAGGCGACGCCATCAAATCGCGGGATGACCGCTGTCGGTCTCGCCCGCGCTCGCGACATCCTGAACAAGCGCCCGCTATCCGAGGACACCGTGCGCCGTATGAAGGCATACTTCGATCGCCACGAAATCGACAAGCAAGGCGCGACGTGGAAGACGCAGGGTAAGGGGTGGCAGGCATGGCACGGGTGGGGAGGGGATCAGGGGCAGACGTGGGCAAACGCAATCGTGGAGCGGCTGAACAAGCCGCAAGTCAACTCGGCGAAGAACGAAAGCCGCACCGAGTTTTCCGCCGCGACCGAGGTTGCGATGGTGCTTCACGAAAAGCCGGAGAACCCGAACGACTGGCTTACCGCCGTGGAGCAATACCGCAAGCAGCTCGACATTCGCTGTGGCGAGGCGGTGAAACCCATCGTCGCGAAATCCATCATTGAGCTTGCTAAAGAGGATGCGTGCCCGATCGAAACGCAGGACATTAAAACCAATCTCGCCAACCGCGCGAAAGCGGTGGACGTCGCGAACTACGGACCCGCAAATCCGTTAGAGCCGAACGCGGATTATTGGAAGGCAAAGGCCGACCAGTTCAAAACTACGCCAGAAGAAGCAAAGACAATGCGGTGCGGAAACTGCGCGGCGTTTAACATCACGAAACGCATCGAGGGATGTATCACCAAAGGAATTGGCGCAGACGCGGGCGAAGTCGAGGCGGCTGGCAAGCTCGGGCTCTGCGAGTTCTTTGACTTCAAATGCGCGGCGCTTCGCACTTGTGACGCATGGGTTGTCGGCGGACCGATCACCGACAAATCCGCAAAATTGGCAACGACGACGCTTCAAAAGAAATAACTTTATGGATACACAGACGCAAATCGAACGGCTGATTGAATTGGCAATCGTGCAACGATCGGAACTGAAGCAGCTCGTTTCCGAGTTGCCACAACTGCGCGAGTATCTGAGCGCGGAAATTGAGCGCACATTCGAAGAGACAGAGCCGCAGATTCGCACGGAGCTCGAAGAGTTTTGCAAAGCGCGCGCGAGCGATGAACACGCGAGGACCGGCGCGGCGCTCGCTGCGAAAGTCGATCAGCTGTCGAAGCAGTTGGAGGTCACGACCGCCGCGAAATACTCCGTGCTCATGGCCGAGCGCGCAGAGAACGTGAACCTGCTGGCAAAGGCCGAGGCGCGCATCGAGGACGCGGCGTCAATGCTCTCACACGCGGTTAAGGAAATCGTCACGGACGAACTCTCGCGCTTCCCTCGCGCGGGCGAAATCGACCAACTGCGAAAGGAGTTCGCCGAGCCTCGCGGACTGAATCCTCGTGGGCGCTGGGCACCGGATGAAACCTACCAGCGGCTGGATCTCGTCACGATCAACGGCGATTCGTTCGTGAGCAACATCGACGGCAACCGCGAGCGGCCGAGCCGCACGGCTGGCGATTGGACTCTGAGCGCGGCACGCGGCAACGGCGGTGGCGGTGGCGGAGTTACTACGATGACCGACCTCGTGCCGGTGCCCACGGACGGTCAGCTTCTAATCGGCAACGGCTCGGCTTTTGTGAACTCGACGCTCACTGCCGGCACGGGCATCTCGATCTCAAACGGCGCCGGCTCGATCACGATCAACGCGACCGACGGCAATATCACGCTCGATGACGGCACGGCGGCGGCTCCATCGCTCAACTTCACCAACGAGCCGACGACCGGACTTTTCCGCGCGAGTGCGAACGTGATGGGCTTTGCAGTCGCAGGCACGAGTCGCGCGACGATGACGGCCACGGGAATGACCGTGACGGGCACACTCGCCCCAACTGGAAGCGTGCACGCGGCTGCTGGCACGGTCGGCAATCCGAGCCTAGCGTTTAGCGCCGATCAAAACACGGGGCTCTACAACATCGGCGCGGACAACATCGGGGTGGCCGCTGGCGGCGCGAAGGTGCTCGACATCGCGACGACGGGGCTGGGCGTCACCGGCACGCTCTCTGTCTCGGGCGTGGCCACTCTGGGCGCGGGCGCGATTCTCAACACCCCCGCAAGCGCAACGCTCACCAACGCCACAGGCCTTCCGCTCACCACCGGCGTCACCGGCACCCTCGCCGTGACCAACGGCGGCACGGGCGTCACGACCTCCACGGGCAGCGGAGCAAACGTGCTCTCGACCTCGCCCACGCTCACCACGCCGATCTCTGCGACCCTCACCTCCCCCGCCGCGACCAACCTCACGCTCGGCACTACCTCCTACGGCACCGCGCTCACGGTAGCGAGCGCGACGGGCACCGTCTCCATCGCATCCACCACCGCAGGCTCCTCCGGCGCAGGCGCGCTGGTTGTGCAGGGGGGTATCAGCGCGGGGAATACGGGCAGCGCGGCGAGCTATTTCGGGGGCAACGTGACGGTCAATGGTGCCGGAAGATTTGTAAATGCCTTTAATAACACCGCAGGCGGATACCAGACAGGATTTTCAGCCGGTGGAAATGAAGGAGGAGCTACCACACGGGGAGTTTCTTTGGGGTTTATCGACGGTCCCGCTTATCACAATTGGGCCTCTTACAGCAGTTACCTGACGCTTGGTGCGGGCACCACGGAATTTGGCATCATGTCCACGACTGCAAACGGACTGGCTTCAGACCCCGATGGCACCATGTTGTTTAAGATTCAGCGGGCCACCGGAGCCGCCACCTTCGCGGGCGCGGTGGCTATCGGGAACACGGTTGCCGTTGGAGCAGCCGTAGCCTCGACGCACAAAGTCACGATGGTGATCGGCGGCGTCACTTACTACCTTCTCGCAAGCAACGTTTAATTTTACACACCCATGACCATCATCCCTATCGCCCCCTACACAATGGGCTCACCCGCCCAGCCGAAAGTCGGAACTCAGTTTGAAGTCCGCTACATCAACTACACGTCCCCCACCGCCGTGGCCGACTGCCACCTGCTCGACGACGAGGGCGTGGAAATCATGCCCATCGGACTCGTGCCGGCAACGGCGGAGCAATGCGCCGAGTGGACGAGCGACGAGGCGTTTGCGGGCGTGTTCGCGGTCAATGCTGGGTTTGAACTTGTATCCGCAGAATAATTACCATGACCAAAGACGAACACAAAAACGCGATCGTGACGCAGCTCCAGCAGCAGAGCCTGAACCTGCTCGTGGACTCACTCGCGGCTGCGCTCGCGGAGATTGAACAGCTCAAGGCGGCTGCCGCCGCTGACAAGCCCACGCCGTGACGCTAAGCCGCTCCATCCTCGTCGCAGTCCTCGCGCTCGGGCTTGTGGTCGTGCTGGGGCTTGCGTTGCGAAGTGAGCGCGTGCTCACGGCGGGATTGCCATTGCGGATCGTGGCCAAGACGCAGGAGGAGGCGCGGACGCTGGCGGGGCTCGGGGCCGTTGGCGTGCTCGGGACGGGCTCGATGGCACCGTACATTGCAGCCGCGCCCGCGGGCAGCGACCCGCTCGCAACGGTCATGGCCTACGTCGTGACCGTGCAGGGTGCGACGATTGCCGACGTGCGGGCGGGCTCGCTCTGCATTTACATTCCCGAGTGGGCAGGGCGGCACGTCATGCACCAAGCGGCGAGCTTCTCTGAGGGCGGCTGGATCATGACGGGGCTCGGAACGAAGAGCTACGAAACGACGGAGCGGATGACGGGGCGGAACTTTGTCGGGATCGTGGCGCGAACTTACATCTGGCCCTAAGGTATGGACGCGCTCGAAATCCTCGTCAAAGGGTGGCCGATCTTTCTCGGCATGATCACGCTCATCATCGTGCTCTCGAAGCTCGATCTGCGCGTGGCCGTGTTGGAGGAGAAAGTGAAAGCCCTATTTGAGATGTTCAACAAAAAGTAACCATGTTCCCCCTCGCTGAAATTCTCGGCATCGGCACGAAGCTGATCGACAAACTTATTCCTGACCCCGAGGCCAAGGCCAAGGCGCAGTTGGAGCTGGCGCAGCTCGCGCAGAGTGGCGAACTCGCGAAGATGAACGCGGACTTGGAAGCGTACAAGGTAGAGCAGGACAATCTCACGCAGCGGTTGCAGGCGGATATGGCGAGCGATTCGTGGTGGTCGAAGAACATTCGGCCGATGACTCTGGCGGCGATCCTCGCGGGCTACTTCCTGTTCGCTGGCATGAGTGCGTTCGGGTACAACGCAAACGAGGCGTACGTCTCTTTGCTTGGGCAGTGGGGGATGCTGATCATGAGTTTTTATTTCGGGGGCCGCACGCTTGAGAAAATCATGGAAATGAGGAGCAAAACCAAATGAACGCTGACCACACACGGGCGGTCCTCACCGCCGCAACGCCAGCCGCTGCGATGATTTCGCTGTCGCAAATCAACGAGGTCGCGGGGCTTGTCGGCACGCTTCTTGGCATTGCGTTTCTGCTCTGGCGGTGGCGGCGCGAGGCAAAGCGGAAGGATTGATTTTGACGGGCATCGCATAGGCGATGGAACCCGTTATCACATTCGCAGCCTCGGCAGGCGTCATCGACGCACAGACCGGCATCATTCGCGGCGTCTCGCTCATCACCAAAGGACCGGCTCTGGGCCACGGCGTGATGATCGACGACAAGACGCTGGAGCAGGTAAAAAAAGCCGCCGAGCAATACGCTGGCGGACTCAAGGTGAAGCTCGACCACAGCGGCGGCGCAGGCGACATCGTCGGTTACATCGACACGCTGCGCATCGAGGGCGAGAAGCTCCTCGGCGATCTGCACCTGCTCGAATCCTCGGTGCATCGCGCTTACATTTTGGAGATTGCCGAGCGGATTCCCGACACGTTCGGGCTCTCGATTGCGTTCTCCGGTCCGTCGGAAAAGAGCGCGGACAAGCTCACGACTTTGCAACGGTGCTCGGAAATTTACTCGGTCGATCTCGTCAGCGAACCAGCTGCGAACCCGAACGGATTTTTCTCGCGTAAACTGAAACAACTTCAGAACGGCGAAATCGAGCAGCCCGAAGCAAAAATCGAAATAGAATTACCCATGAACGAAGAAATGAAAAAGGCCATCGAGGGGATGATCCAATCCGCTATGATGTCCATGAACGACAAACTCGCGAAGCTCGAAGCTGCGCTGCCTCCTCCCGTTGAAAAACCCGCCGCCATGAGCGCACAGACTGAGGTCGTGCAACTCGCGGCCAACGCTGCGGCTCTCGCCGCTGTCAAAGAATTTGCCAAGTCCTTCGGTGCGCCAGCCGCTCCGATCGCCTCGGCGGAAGCTCCTAAACCAGCCGCGCAAGCGCAGAAGTTCGAGGACGTCGTCGCTGCCAAAGCTACCGAGCTGAAGGGCGACAAATCCGCAGCGATCTCCTTCGCGGTCAAAAATCATGCCGAGCTTTACGCCGCCTATCGTGCGCGCGTTCAAGGCGGCGAACTCGTCAAACTCTAATACCAAACTACCATGGCTACTTCATTTCAAAATGCGGGCACCTTCGTCGCAAACTCGGCTATCACCGCGTTCCGCCTCGTGTCCATTTCCAGCAATCGCGGGGTCGGTCTTGCCGCCACCGCTTCTCTGCCTGACGGCGTCGCTTTGATCGACGCCGCCTCTGGCGACCAAGTCACCGTGCAGTTCCTTGGTGGCACCACCATCAAAGCGACTCTGCTCGCCGGACCGGTCACCGTGGGTGACACGGTCTTCAGTGTCGCCTCCGGCCAAGTCGCCATCACCGGAACCGTTACCGTCGGCAAATCGCTGACTACCGCTTCCGACGCTGGCGCGATCATCGAGATGATCGTCAAGAACATCTAAACCCTAAAAAAATCTTACCATGTATACCAATTCAGCAGCTATTTTTCGCGGCGACATCGCCGGAGTCGTCGAGCAGGCCAAAGACTATGAGGCCGGACTTATCGGCACTCAGGTCATGCCCATCCTCGACGTGCCTGTGCGCGCCGGCCAATACCCATCCTTCGTTCTTAAAGAAGGTCAGCTCCTCAAGAGCGACGTCAAGAACCGCGCCGCTTACAGCGCCTACGCTCGCGGCACGCGTGCGTTTAACCAAGACACGTTTCTAGCTCTTGAATACGGATATGAGGAAAGTGTAGACGATACCGTCACGCTTGACGTTGCGCGTTTTTTTGACGCGGAGACGATGGCGGCTAAACTCGCCAAGCGCAAGCTCCTGCTCGCGCACGAGCTTCGCGTCGCTGCGAAAATCTTCGACAACACCACGTTTACGGCGACGAACAGCGGGACAGCATACACGACCGGAAATCTGGCTTCGTTCGATGCTGCTCAGGACGTGCAGGAGGCCATTGATCGCCTGCTCGCGAAGGGCGAGAGCGTCACCAACCTAAAAGTTGTAATTCCTTATCCCGTATGGACTAGGGTGCGTGCTTCCACCAAGTTTCAAAATCGCTTACGGGGCGCGGGAATTTCGTCCGACACTATCCTTAACGCCAGCACGCAAGCGGCTGCTGAGGTCTTCGGCGTCGCTGAGGTTCTGATCGGTAGGGCTTCTTATGATACAGCCCCCGAGGGTGTCGCATTTTCCGCCGGTAATGTCTGGGCCAATACGTTCATGTGGGTGGGCTCGGTCACGCAGGCTTCAGCCGGCTATTTCGGAGGGGGCGCGGCGTTTACATTGAGCTGGAGCGAGTACGGACCGGCAATCGGCGTCTCGACCTATCGCGAAGAGGCGATCAAATCCAACATCGTGCGCGCGTCGCACTTCGTTGCCGAGAAGGTCGTTAATGCGAATGCGGGTCAGTTGATAACCACGCAATTTGCATAATAGTTCACTTAATAGTTGAACAAACCAAGACCCTCGGTAAAACGAGGGTCTTTTTATGCACCCTTGGTTTAACGTATCATTCACCGAGAGAAAAAAGTGTCACGCGGAGTTTAATAAATGGCTGAAAGAAAACCCTCTACTGCGCTACCATAACGGATACGTAAGAGAAGACGGAAAGGTTTTCTGCGGATACTCGACCGGCTATGCAAACGGCGAGCATTGGACCGACGCGGAGACTTTCAATAAAAGGATGAGTCACTCGCGCGAAAAAATGAGGATAAAGAGGCTCGATCCAAAATACCGAGAGGAGTTTAGAGACTACATAAAAAACCGATACAAAAACGCAGATATGCGAAAGCGGAAAACCGCGATTCGAGGGAAAAAATGGAGCAAAGAAAATAAGACAAGATGCGCATTGAATTCATCGAATCGCAGAACGCTGAAAAGGAACCTACTTCACGCGGAACACGATTCCTTGATTGAAGAACAAATGAGAAATGCTGCGGAAAAGCTAACGATAGAAACCGGAGTCGAGCACCACGTTGACCACATCATCCCAATCAAACACGGCGGCTGGCATCACCACGAGAATTTGCAGATTCTGCCAGCGCCCGTGAATCAATCGAAAAGCTCCTCGCCGTTTTGGGTTTCCAGCGAATACAAGGACTTTCGCTCTGTTCCTCAAAGCCTTTGGCCTGATCCTTTGATTGATTTTTATTTGGCGATTCAATCGACGTGATTACGAGCCCCACGCCTCACCGCGTGGGGCTTTTTGTTTTGACGCTCTGTTGGGATTCGACACACCGGAGCAACACACAACATGACAATTTCACTTTGCGTGATTGCCGGCAATGAGACCGCGCACATCAAGACCATGCTGGATTCGTTCGTCGGCGTCATCGACGAACTCTCACTCGTGCGCGCCATCGGCTCGCAGGAACCAGACGACACCGAGCAAATCGCCCGCGACTGGTGCGAGCGCAACGCGGTCCCGATCGTGTTCTCGGAGTATCGCAACGGGGTCACTGCGCAGGC